GGCTTTTCTGTTTCTAATCTTTTCACCTAATCGTTCAAGCCGTGCTTTGGTTTCCGGCTCAATATGAAGCCGTGGAGCGTCTATATCAGTTGCATAAACAACGGCTGCTTTAGTGGTGGGCTTATATTGTATGTCTGTAATTTCGATAGTTTTACTTTCCATAATTTTTGATTTTGGCCAAAAGTAAAGCAAAAAACTTTTGACCCTTTGGTGCTAATTGTTAAAATTCCTTAACTTTGTTACGTCGCTGCACCCAGCGAGCCAAAATAGGGTGGTTCTGTCGGGAATCTCCACCGAGCCGAAATCAGGAGAGCAAACGCTCAAAAACCCTATTAAAATGAGCCAGTTATCACAGTTTATCAGTTGTCCAAATGTTCAGCTTTCTTTGGCCGAAGCATTTGACTATGACAACAATCGTATGGAAATGCCCGGTTTGTTGGCATTTATCCTTTCCGGATTGAACCGCAATGGCGTTGTTCAAAACCAAATCAACTTCAGAGACCACGGACGCCGCGCCGTTGAGGTAGTTTACGACCAACGCTTCCTTGAATCTTGGGCCGAAGCTACCGGACGCGCTTCTTGTGGAAGTTGGGGACGCGATGGCGAGACAAGCCAAACCTACTCCATTTCACCCTCTGACGGTTTTCGTGCAGGCTTTAGCCTTTACACAAGCGAGATCGAAGAACGCTGCCAAGAAGATGAGCTTTACATTGCAAAGCGCATCAACAAGTTAATCGACGTGCTTACCCGCAGAATGGGAACAAAAGCAGCCGTTGACGTACTTGCCAACTTGGGCAACTTCGCTTCCGATGTGGACGCAGGCAATGCGCCCGGCACTACAAGCCAAATCAACGGTGCGACTAAGTTGTCAAACGGTGGAATTGATTACGACCTCTTAGAAGCAATCGCTTTCCAAAATGAGAGCAACTTCGAGGGCGGCACTCCCAACTTTACCTTTGGTGGTGAATTGTTGTGGAAGTACATCAAAGCGATTGGTGCAGCTACTGAAAGCAACACCCAAACAGGTTTAGCCGTTGGCCGTTATGCAGAAGCGAGTGGCGTAACCTTTGGTTATGACCGTCGAGTGCAAACCAACGCCTCCAACGCTGCTGACTTGGTGAGCTTAATTCCGGGCGCAGTTCAGATGATTTCCTTCAACGAGTTTAAAGGAATCTTGGACTTGGAAACCGACACCGAGGTTTATGGAACACTTGAACACCCAATGTTCGACCAGTTCCCAGTTACCTTCGATTACCGCGCGCAATTCACTTGCGACGATAGCGGTGGACGTCGTTGGGACTTCGAGTTGGCTACTAACCACGACTTCATTTTCTTACCTTCTGATATGTATCAGGCAGGGGATAGACTGGAAGGCGTGAACGGTATCACCTCCTACCGGATTGTGAATCCTTAATCTAACCGGGGCGGTTTAGGCCGCCCCTTTTTTTTATTCATATGGCTTACAGACCCAAACCGGGCAACCCAAAGCCGAGGCCAACAAAGCCTCGTGGCGGCTGCTCCGCTTGTTCCAAGCGTAAAAACAAATAAGAGATGGCCAATACCTGCCTTACAGAGTTGATTTTTGTACCGGATGGGTGCAATTCACCTGCTGCCGACCAAACCAGTTTAGCGGATTTACAAGGTTTTGACATTTACGAGGCCGACCAAATTACAACAAGCTCCGACAATAGCGGGGTAGATGTAATGAATAAAGCCGTAAATCGAGCTGCCGGGAAAATCACCCGTGAATTTAGGTCTTATTTAGATGGCCGAGGTACATTCAATTCAACCTTGGGCAAAGGTACAGTTGGTTATTTTGACAAGAATCAGGAGTTAGATCCGGCCAATACTGGTTTTTACAGGGGCGTTGAAATTGAGGTTAATACCTACCCCTATGTAAAGTTGACCGTTGGCACTTGCCAAGCGTTTTTAAAGCAGTCAGGAGCAACGAACCTATGGGTAATTGACTTGCTGCAAGGCAAGATTGTAGACACCATTGGCTTTACTGCGGTTGCCAACGAGATTGTAAACGTGGAGGTAAATAAGACTTATTACAGCAACGGACAGGAGATGCACTACCTTATTGCTTTAGATGGGGATTTGAACGCTGTTGAGACGTATATCAATCCAATAGGCAGGTGCGACAGCAGCACCCGTGGCAATGTAGGTCCATTCCTGTTTGTCAATTCAGCTAAACTGGACAAGTCCGGCAACCTTAACGACAGGCAACTGAATGGCCGAGGCTATACCGGAGGCTTGTCTATCAATATGCATTTAGACTGCGACGATGCCGGGTGGATGTGCCAATATCGCAGCCGACTATCCGGGGCGATGCTATACGCTACCGGGGTAGAGCTTATGGATGAGCTTTTGTTCAGCAAGCGAGTGAACAGCACTACGACTATTGACATTGAGGACGCCCAAGACAGGCGCAACTTGTATGCGCAGTATTACAAGAACGAGATGGACAACCTTTTAAAAAACCTTGCGATTAAAGACGATGCGTGTTATTCATGCGTTCAGCGAATCGCGAATCGCGTATCAATACCATGAAAACATTAAGTTGGATATTAGCCTTTGTAGCGGCGTATTTTGCGCCCATTACAGGCGTCTGCGTGGCGGTTGCTGCTGCTATCATAGCCGACACCTTAATTGGTGCAGGAGCGAGCTTAAAAAAGGGCCATAAATTTAGGTCTGTAAGGCTTCGCACCGGGCTTGTGTACAAAATGCTTATTTATCAATGCGTTCTTTTGACTGTCTATCTTATTGACGTAAACATTTTTGGGGCTGTTTTTGACAACGTAATCGGTGAACGACACCTTGTTACCAAAGCCGTTGCTATTGTGCTTATAAGCATTGAGGCAATTTCAATAGACGAAAACTTTGAAACCCTAACCGGACAGCGTTTAAGCACTCGCATACGCAGCCTTATAGTCAAAGCGAAAACACTTAAAAAGGACACTAAGGAGCTTCTTTAGGCTTGCTCCCGCCTTTGCTTAGATTGCCCGGCTTTGGTCGGGCTTTCTTTGTTATGGGCAAATGTTAAAAAGTGTTAAAACAGTTCTTAACTCTTGTTGGTAACTGAAACGGTTGTATATTTGTAGTGTTAAACAACACAAACAAACAACGACATGAAAGAGTATTTTCTAAAGGTAAACAAAGACGGCAGTTTAAATGGCGGTTACCTGTCATTATGGGAAGGTAAAAGTGAGACTGTCTTGATTCGGTCTATTAAGCAAGCTACTAAAAAGGGCTGGGAGTCTAAAAAGCCAATTTTTGAAGAGCTGCAAATAGTCAACAGAGAAAGCGATTGCGACCTTATAATAACAGAGGAGTGCGCAAATATGCTCATCAGCAAATATGCAAACGTTCAAACCAAAACATACAGGCCTGAGCATTATGCGCCACCTTCAGCAGCCCATGAGATAGCCAATTTTATCACTAAAAATGGGACTGACCCCTACGACAGGGGCTAATAAACACGGGAGGGGCAACCCCCCCTAACTTTTTTACTATGATACTTCAAATTTACTTCGCAGCAATGAGCATACTACCCGGACTTATTCAAGTGGAAAGCCGGGGCAATGCCTGCGCATACAACGCAAAAGAGGACGCCGCCGGATGCCTTCAAATAAGGCCTATAATGGTACGGGAAGCGCAACGCCTTGGAATCGACTTTACCTTGGACGACCGGTGGAACTGCGAGAAGTCAATGGGGCTATTTGTTGCGATGCAAATGGTCAAAGGCAGAACTAACCCGGAAGCGATGGCACGTTGTTGGAATGGAGGGCCAAGAGGTATGCAAAAAGAATCAACGCTGCACTACTGGGAGGCAGTTAAAAAAGCAAATCAAAACCAAACACGATGAACACGACACCCGAACAAATGGCCCACGTGGCTATCAATGGAACAGCCGGAATCCGGTGGGAGAAAATCCTTTACGACATCCTGCACAATCCAATCCTGCGCAACTATGTAGCAACGCGGACCGGAACAGACGAAGAAACCGTTAAGCTCAACTTGCTTAGAAGCAGGTCCCGGCCAAACGCAGGGGCGGCCAAAAGAGCCGACACGATCCAAATCAAATACAGGTACTTGTGGTGGCAATACTACAAGCAGGATTAACACTTTTTAACATTTAGCAGTCAGTCTGTTATTTATCTTTGAAGCAAACAAACAAACAGCATGGAAAAACCACGAGCATACTATTTGGTAAAAAGGCCCAACGCAACGGGAGGCAAAATCAAAATACTGGTCAAACAAGGTGCATCACCTTGGAAGCAAGCCGCCTCCCTTAACTGGATTAACGGGTTTGCAGGCTTGACCGAAGCCAAACAAACGGCTTTCGCCGAGCGAATTATCAACAATTTAATCAAACATCAATACGAGCAATTATGAGCAAGACAATTCCAATCTACGAAGCCCTAACGGCAATCATGGCCGACTGTGGCGCAATCGCCAAAGGGCGCAAGAATCAGCAACAAGGGTACAGCTTTAGAGGCATTGACGACTTGTACAACGCAATACACCCTCTCTTTGCCAAGCACGGCGTCTTTGTAACTTCCGAGGTAATCGAACGACACCGGGAGGAACGCCAAACGCAACGGGGCGGGCTGCTTTTGTACACGACCTTGCGGGTTAAATTCAGCTTTTACGCTTCCGATGGCAGCAGTGTGAGCAGCATAACCGAAGGCGAAGCGATGGATAGTGCTGACAAGTCCACCAATAAAGCTATGAGCGCAGCACTCAAATACTGCTTAATGCAGATGCTTTTGATACCTACCGAGGAACTAAAAGATGCCGACGCAGTTACTCCGGAGCCTGCACCGAAGCCAAAGCAAAAGCCCTCTTTGACTCCGGAATCGCCAACTTGGGAGCAAGTAGTGGCAGCAATTGCAAGCGGCCAACGAACTATTGAGCAGGCCAAACAGAAGTTTATAATTAGCAACAAAGACTTGGAACTGCTGCAAAGAGCGTCCGACCATTTAAAAGCAGAAATTGAAAACCAACAAGAACAAAAACGATGAACACGAACGAAGCAAACAACGTGGCCTACGAAATTGCCCAAATGGCAGCAGCAGTAGAGGAAGGCAATGCCAACGCCTTAGAAGCATACGTGAACGCTGCGAAGCTAAAAAAGGTATGCGAAGCAGTTATGGCGCAAGTCAAAGACGAAGCAATTACAGAAGCTGAAAAGTACGGCAAAGAAGCCGAGGTGTACGGGGCGAAAGTGCAGGTACGCAATGCACCCCCTCAATACAGCTTTAAGGACGACCCGGTATTTGTCAACTTCGACAACTTGGCCAAGCAGCGCAAACAGATGCTCACCAAAGCAGCCAAGAGCAACTTCACCCTCACAGACGAAAACGGCGAGGAAATACCCAAGGTAGGCTATACCGAGGGAGCGACAACAATAGCAGTAACCATTAAGTAATTCACCCGCCCGGATCGGTTGGTCCGGGCTAATTTTTTCAACAATGCACGAAATGCAAAGAGTTAAGGACGAACTATATCGCCTTTTTGAGATAGAAGCAAGCCCCAAAGAAGTGGCGCAGATTATCAGAGCCTTCAATGGCATAACCTACAAAGTAGACAGCGCACGGATAGCGGACGCCGTATGTGCTACCTTTGGGATTGAAATGGAGGATTTAAGAGGCAAATGTAGGGAGAAACCACTACCAACAGCAAGGAAGGTATTTTGCTACCTATGCGTTGTCCATGCAGGGCTGGACGAGTACGAAACGGCTAAGATTATCAACCGCCATAGAAGCACCGTGTACGTTCATGTAATGGAGGTGCAGAGCGATTGGAACATAAGGCCAAGGGATGCAAAAATGCTAAACGATGCAGCCCTTATGTGCGGGCTACCCAAACAGTTAAAGATTGTTAATAGGCACGTAGACTTATAAATTTATGCCTACATTGCACTAAATCTTATAAAAATGAAAGCAGCAGAATTAGAGGAATTAGGCTTTATTTATGCCTTAACGCATTGGGAGCTTAATCTTGATGCTCCCATGTTGTCAGGTCATAGAATTTGCCTGCAATACTTTGAATCCGACCAATACAAAGACGCCCATTTGATTGTTTTTCTTCCATTTATACTTAGAGAGGGAGACCAAGAAGTAAGCCAATTTGAATTGAATCGAATTGACAACCCGACAGAGTTTGACGCTCGAAATTTAATACGGTGGCTCGAAGTGCAGCGACCTGACCTGCAAATCAAATTTGATAAACTTTAAACTTTAAATACATGGAAATCACAGGACGAATTATTAAGATTTTGCCAGTCCAAACAGGAATGGGCAAAAGCGGCAAGGAGTGGAAGCGTGGCGGTTTTGTCATGGCTACCGAAGCGGAATACAGCAACGATGTTGCTTTAGACCTTTGGGGCAAGATGGCCGACATGAAGCTCCAAGAAGGGCAGCGAGTGAAGGCGTCTATTGACGTTAGCAGCCGGGAGCATGAAGGCCGTTGGTACACCCAAGCGAAGGCATGGAAGGTAGAGGTTCTGACCGATGAAGCAACCGGATCAGCACCGCCGCCTCCGGCTCCTGACATGGGCAATGAGGACTTTGACCTTTTTTAACAGTCATTAACTTACCCGCCCTTGGGAATAACCTTGGGGCGGGTTAATTTTGACAACTAAACAAACAACGACATGATGATTTTAGAAAAAACAATGGAGGAAATGCCAAGCTCATTTACTTCAAATGAGTTTAACAAAAGGGCTGTAAAAAACGGCTATCCACCCAAAAACCTAAAAAGAAAAGGTTTAGCAAGTTTCATAAGAAAGTATGCAGATAATGCTTATGAGGGTTCAAAAACGTGGGTGAAAAGGAATAAACCCCAAGATAACAAGGTTTTGACGGACGAGGACATGATAAAGCATTTAAAAAGTAAGGGTTATAAAATCATGAAACCAGTAAAGGAATGGGTTGAATGTTAATCTACAACAACTAAATAATGAACAACATGACACACGAACTAACAACAACAGCAACGCTCATTCTCCGATTTGAGGATGAACACGAAATGCGTCAATACGTTCAACGTAAGACGGAGAGCAAGCCCATAGATGTACACATGGCTTGTCTTTACCTATCTGAATGGACAGATCAGGCTCACACGGGGTATTTTTTCTATCCCTGCGGAACACATGAAATTATGGTGAAATTTCGCCCGGAGCTGCCGTATAAATTTCTGATTGAATGAAAGACTTGCCAACAGTCTGCGTCAGGTTAGCGCACGATGATTATTTTCCGAGCGCCGTTGCAGCCCGTTGTAAGGCAGCAGCGATGCAAGCCGAGTACACCATATGCCAAAGCCCATTTTATGCAAACTATGGCGAGCTAAAGACGCATTTTTTTGCTGATCCGGGAATTTGGCGGTGCATGATATTGAACCACCGGCCACCGGAAGCGACCAAAGAAATGAGCATTGAAGAATTTGAAGCGATGTGTTTGGAATTGTGCAAATAGTTGTATATTTGTAAAGGCCGTGAGAAGCCAACAGGCAAATGATTAACATTTTAAAAACTCCCCGTGTAGGGATGCGTTGAATCGGAGGCCGCCTTGCCAATTCTCACTCGGTTTGACCTTCTTTGCAGCGGGGTTTTGAATTTTATGAATTATTTTATTGTTCCCAAAAACATTTCGGAAATGGAGTATTTCCAAGACCGAAACGCCTTGCAAGTATTAATCCTTCTTCTATCGGAAATGGACGAAGTTTGGAGGCTTGTTATTTCATTTAAGTACATTTCTTTTAAAACTGGATTAACCATAAATGAGGTTGAGCGATGCGTTCTTTTTTTGGAAGAGTGCGAAAGGATTAACCTTTACCGTATTGAAAAGAAAAATCCTGAAGATATGCAGCTTTATTTCATTGAGGTTTCAGAGGATTTATTACTATGAAACCGTGGTTTGCAATGTCGAGGGATATCGACCAGTACGAATATTTTAATGATTCGGTAATTATTCATGTTTTGGTTTACATTCTATCCAAGGCCAATTTTGAGGACAAGCGTTGGAATGGAATTGAAGTGAAGGCCGGGCAACTTGTTTGCAGCGTTGGCACTATTTCCTTTGCCACAAGGCTTACTCCTATGAAAATTAGGAGGGCTTTGGAGCGATTGGAAATGGCAGGAACGATTGAAACGGAGACAACAAACAGATATACTATTATAACTGTTTGTAATTATGCGTCTTATCAACAATTGCCAAACCAAAACAACAAACAGTCAACAAACAAAGAACAATCAAACAGCAAACAAATAACAAACAAACAACAACAACTATACAATAATACAACTGTACAATCAGACAACTGTACAACTGAATCAATGAGTAATACCCCCCCTACCCCCCAAGGGGGAGAACCCTCTCAAAATTCAGATTTGAAAAATGAGGGTGAAGGCTTCAATAATCCCGTTGAACAGCAACCCCCGGAGGGCCAAAAGAAAAAAGGTTCCGCGCAAAAAAGAAAAGGTACGGGGCTGCCAGTTGAGGTGTTTGCAGCCAAGGCATTTCCGGACTTAATGCGATACGATGAATCAGCGGAGGACGTTTTGGCATGGGTCAGCTTGCGAGAAGCAAAAGCAAGAACCGAAAGGGCGGCAGAATTGATTAGAAAAAAGTGGAAGGATGAGCCTTTGAAAATGCAACTTGCCGTAGTTAGGCAGTCAGTTGAAGGGGGATGGAAAAGCATTTATCCGCTTAAAGACGAAAACAAACCCGGCCAAAAATCCGGCCAATCCGGACAAAAACCGGCCTACCAAACCGCACAGGTCAATTTCAAAAAGGAAGCGGACCTGATCGACATGATAAAATTCAGCGATGACAACGCGGCGCAGCGGACGTACAATTTGGAGATGCGGGCAAAGCTGTATTTAGTCAGGAAGGGCAAAGACAGCCAAGACCCGAACCTGTTAAAAAGTGTTAAAGAGGCGCACGATACTGGGAAATTAAACTTGGATGCTTTAGATTTGAACCCAACACAAACAAACGCATGATGCAGCATATTAGCCTTTTTAGCGGAATTGGCGGCTTTGATTTAGCTTCGGAGTGGATGGGATGGACAAATGTAGCGAGCTGCGAAATAAACCCATTTGGGCGCAAGGTTTTGGATTATTATTGGCCAGACGCCTACCACCATGACGACATCCACACCTTGACCAAAGAATTACTAATTGAAAAATCAAATTGGAATGAGCAAGAACCAACAATCCTCACAGGGGGCTTTCCGTGCCAGCCGTACAGTGCAGCAGGAAAGCGATTGGGAAAAGAAGATGAACGACACCTATGGCCCGAAATGTTACGGGTTATTCGGTCTGTTCGACCCCGTTGGGTCGTTGGAGAGAATGTTCGTGGAATTATTAGTTGGTCAGAGGGGTTGGTTTTCGAGGAAGTGCAAGCTGACCTGGAAGCGGAAGGGTACGAAGTATGGGCGTTCTTACTTCCAGCTTGCGGTGTCGATGCCCCCCATAAAAGAGATAGAGTTTGGTTTGTTGCCTACGCCCAGGGCAACAGGAGGGGAAAACTCAAAGCAAAGAATCAAGGAGAACAGAATAGACAGTTTGACAACAATGGCGAAAAATGGGATGCTCCCAACGCCTGCGAGAAGAGATTACAAAGGAGCAAGGTCAACGGAAGCATTGAAGGCATCAGGCAGAAACGAAACCAACAGTTTGCCGGATGCATTCCACCAAACTGGCAAAAGTTCCCAACTCAACCCCCAATTCGTTCTCGAAATGATGGGATTTCCTCCAAATTGGACGGAATTACCTTTTCTAAGTGGCGAAACGAATCAATCAAAGCCGCAGGAAACGCCATAGTACCACAGGTTGTTTTACAGATTTTTAAGACTATCGAACAATTTGAATCCGTATATTTGAACCCAACAAACAGCAACGAATGAAACCATTGAACCAACGATTGTGGCTACTTAGCCAACAGATTATAAAGCCAAAGGGCGAAGGCAAGCCGGGCTTTTTTATAGACGACAAAACCAAAGCCTTTTTAGCTGCGATTTGTGAGGCAGCCGAGAATCAAGAGAAGGCGATTATCTACGGCGAATCCGGAACGGGCAAAAGCACCGTTTGTCAAATCCTTGAAAGGGCATACCCGGACAATACAGGGCCTATTATTTTCAACCTGCCTAAGTTGCAGGGCGAAATCATGGCCAACCGCAATCCGGACCACCATTTGGAAACTTGGCTGCAAGCCCATGCGCACCGTTGGGTGATTGTTGACGACTTCGGAGCGGAAGGCGATTGGAAGTCCTTTGGGGCAAACATGAATTTCGCTTACCGCTTTTTTGAGTATCGGAGAATACGCAAAAGCCCGACTTGGATTGTCAGTAACAATGCACCTACGACTTTGGCCGGGAGATACGATGGCAGCGACACTAAGCGAGTGTTTGAGCGATTAAGGCAATACAGGCCAATCCATGCCGACTTTAGCAGTCTGACTGGCAAGAGCGAATTAAAGCCGTACCCTTGGCCGAAATGGAAAGAGCCGAAGCTGGAGCAAGAGCCGGGCGTGCCTTGCCCTCCGCACTTAAAGCAGGAAATTGAAGCCAAGTTGCGCCGGATCGGAGTAGATACTGAAGCGGACATCGACAAGCCGGGGCTTGGTAGCCAACTGAAAATGCAACTATTCAAACACCAAAACAACGAACAATGAAAAGCGATGCACAACTAATTCACGAGCACATCCACGACATTCAGCAGCGATTGGAGCAGCGATTTGAGGCCACAGGCAAAGACGAAACAGAGCCGTTTTACAAGCATCGATTTGTTGCGGAGTTGTTGGAAGATATTAAGGACGCTATTGTTGATATAGATTGGGGGGATGAGCCGAGCAAGCAAACAGACAAGTTTATCGACAGCCAATTTTGGGATAAAATTTGAGTTTTGGCACAGCATAAAACTGGACAAATAACCGCCAGTAAACTAAAAAACTGGCAAAAATTAAAAGCATGGAAAACAAACCAATCACACCCGAAATGTTAGAAGCATACGGGTTTGAAAAAAACGACATGGGCGAATGTGATTTCTATTACTCCCTGCGCGTAAGCGATGCGCGCTACTGCGAATTTTTCTTAATTACGGGCAAGAAGGACTGGTGCATAAAGGTTTGTTTGTTTTCTTACGAGGACTTTTTTAGGGTGCGGTATGAGCATGAGCTGCTTGCGATGTACAAAGGGATAACTGGAAAGGATTTGGTCGCTAATTTTGCCTAAATTTGGGACATGGCTAAAAGCCTTGAACATAGCCTGCAATTAACCTGCGTACGTTGGTTTAGATACCAATACCCGGATTTGCTGCTTTGGCATACAAACGGAACAGCGCAGAATCGAAAGCACGGGGCGATATTAGTTGGCATGGGATGCATGGCGGGCGTACCTGACTTGCTATTTTACTACCGTGGGCAACTGCACGGGATCGAGTTGAAAACCGAGAAAGGGAGGCAAAGCCCAAAGCAGAAGGAATTTCAAGCCAAGTTTGAAAGGGAAGGCGGGCAATACTACGTTGTGCGGTCAGTAGATAATTTTGTAACTTTGTGCCAAAGCATTGTGCATGGAGCTACGCCCAATACAAGAAATTAAGCCGAACCCTGACAATCCGAGGGTAATCCGAGACGAGAAGTTTACGAAGCTAAAGACGAGCATACAGGAGTTTCCGGAAATGTTAAAGCTGCGCCCTATTGTGGTGGATGAGAATGATGTTATCTTGGGCGGCAATCAAAGGTACAGGGCGTTGCAGGAGCTAAAGCATAAAGAGGTTTGGACGATTAAGGCAAGTGAACTGACCGAGGCGCAGAAGCGTGAGTTTATAATCAAAGACAACGTTGGGTTTGGCGAGAACAATTGGGATGTATTGGCAAATGAATGGGATGCAGCGGAATTGGAGGCATGGGGCTTAGACATTCCGGGGTTTGACAGCGAGGGCGAATTGGAACAAGACGACCAAAACGATGAATTTACCCGGTTGGAAGTTGAGTGTAAAGACCCGGAGCAGCTGAACGACTTAATGGACGAACTGCATAGCCGAGGGTTTAACGTAAAGGCCAAGTAAGATGCCGACCAAATCTTCAAAAACCAACATTAAAAAAAAGGCGATGCTGCAAGCCTTGGAAAAATCCCTTGGCATTGTTACCACAGCAGCGAAGCAAGTAGGCATTGACAGGTGGACGCACTACGACTGGATGAAGGCCGACCCGGAATATAAGGCAGCAGTAGACGCAATCGAGGACGTGGCTCTTGACTTCGCAGAAAGCAAGCTACACGGACAGATAGCGAAGGGCGATACAACGGCCACTATCTTCTATCTTAACAACAAGGGCAAGAAGCGAGGGTACAACAGGCCCGACAGCAACGACAAGAAGCAGCAGCAATGGCCGACGTCTATTTCGTTCCAAGTACACCCGACCGAGCCGAGCAATGGCGAATAAGTTTATCCTGCACGGCAAGCAGTTGGCCGCAATCCTTAACAGCGAGAAGGAGCCAATCTATGCCTATGTAGGTGGCATTAGGTCCGGTAAGACAATCACCGGAGCGCATTGGGCGCTAAAGAAAATAATCGAGCGACCAAAGGAAGTTGGAGGCATATTCTCCAATAATTCACCACAGCTCAACAGAGCGACGCTCAAAGAGTTTATACAGGTCTTGGCCGATTATGGGCTAATTGAGGGCGAACACTTTGTGAGCGGTAAGAACCCGACGCCTTACTTCGGCTACCAGTCCAAGTTTGACAAGCATGGCATGGTTTGGAGCTTCGCAAACGGAGCGCAGGTGATCGTGTTCACTTTAGAGCAATACTTTAGAGGTATTGAATTAGGTTGGGCGTGGGGCGATGAGGTCCAAGATGCAAGCCTTGACATATTGCAAGTGGTCCGGGGGCGGATGAGCGGATCGAAATCACCCCGTATGCTTTGGACCTTGACGCCACCGAGTAGCAACCCGGATTTGGACGAATTGATTTATGGAGCGGATGCGATACCCTGCACCATAGGCACAACCTACGACAACGCGCCGAACCTGCCGAGCGATTACATTACTTCATTGGAGAAGGCCTTTGACGAAATCACCTTTAGGCGTGAGGTCTTAGCCGAGCGTGTTACCTTGACTGGGCTGAACTGGTTGTACGCGTTTAGCCGTACAAAGCACGTGAGCGAGCAAGCAGCGTATAACGACAAGATGCCCGTGTACGTATCGATTGACTTCAACAATAATCCGTTTGTGGCGGTTTTGGCCCACAGAGGTTGGAACGGCACAAGCGAATACATACACTACTTTGCCGAGGTTGCAATTACTGGCAGCCAAGTGGGCAGCGATGAGACATACATTGAGGCCCTTGTGAGGCATATCGAAAGCATCACACCTGCACAGGCCACCAACAAGAATTACTTTATTACAGGCGATGCCACAGGAAGGGCGCAATCGGTTATAACCAAGGTAGGCCGCAATATGTGGGCCGAGATTCAGCAGGCGTTCAGAATAGGCCAAAACAGCATAGCGGTTGCTAAGTCAAACCCTCCGCACCAAGAGAGCCGGAGGTTGTGCAATAGCGTTTTTGCCAAGCACCCGGAGGTTCTAATCAACCCGGCCTGTAAGTTGCTAATTAGGGATTGCGAGTTTGTACAAGCATTGCCGGATGGATCTATCCTAAAAGGGAGCAGAGCCGACCAGATGAAGCGAGCGGATGCCCTTGACTGCATGAGGTACGACCTGCATACGTTCAGCCGTTCTTGGATGCCTTTTTAACGGTTTTTAACATTTGCGTATTGGTTTGGTTTGTAAGTTTGTGGAAAACAAACAGCATGGAAACACTACTTTATTGGGCGGTTGGCATTTGCACCGCTTCGGCAGCGGCTACGGTTGTAGCGGCTTATTACGTTTGGAAAACCAAAAAGAAGAAGCCATGACACATTCACTTTACCTTTCAATAATCGGTGCGGTTGTCTTTTTTGCCGCTTACATTATTCTCCGACTGCTTAGAGACAATGAGCGGCTAATTCTTGAACTGGACGACGCGAAAGCCGAGGCGAGGACGTTGGACACGGATTTAGATGAAGCGAGGCGAAGCAACGGCAAGGCGAACGCATACATTCAGCAGTTAAATGTTAAACTAAAGGAATCTAAGGCTGAGGAGGATGCTTTGGATTATTTTTTGGAACACGCAACAGAGGAAAACAAGAAGCATAAGGAGCTTATACAGCAGCTTTACGGGCGAATCGGAGCAATGCAACGCCAAATAAATCGACTAAAAAACCAAAAATAAGGGTAACGGGAAAACCTTATAGAGTACCGACAATTCAAATTCATAACCTTTAAAAACAAGCAAAATGATTAAAGAAATTGAGACCCTGAGAAGCGAAGGGAATTACGAAGAAGCCTATTTTAAATCATTATGGACTATTGCCATGTGCGAATCAATCAAACCCAACAGCCGAAAACTAACAGGATTGTTAGGCAAAATAGCCAAGCAGGTAACAAACTTAATGTTTGACAAAAGGAGCATCAATGCCGTTGACACCTGCATAAGGTACGGCAATGGAGATGCCACAGAAGAAGAATTGGTATTAGCCGCAGAATTAGCAGAAAAGGCTTTTGAAGAAGAGGTTGAAGATTTAAAATCCATTGAAGAACCTGTTTTACAAGAACAAAAACAAGTAATAAGTGGGTCATTTGGTGCTGCAGCGGTGGCATTTGGCGCAACAGTTTGCCTCAGAGAAGAATTTCCTATTTTTGAAGCGGCAGGATTAGCAAATGTAACCGTTAAGGCATATTGTTGTGTATATCCTGACGGCAAAGAAGAAATAGAGAAAATAATATCTGACCTTTGTTGGGATTGTTTGAACGAAGATTAACCGACTAAAATCACTACCTTAGCAGCAAGTTGTTTCATAATTGTTTGTTGATGTTTGGCCGCCTTACTTTCGAGTGAGGCGGCTTTTTCATACCTTCGCAGCATGGCTAACCGTTCAATAGCTCAATTTCGCAAGAAGCTCAACGACATTGCTTCCGAGGTGAACAATCAGAAGTTGTACGTTGGCGCTGCCTCTGCCGTTGGCCGGGAGGTTGGCAAGCGTATCTTTCAAGATGGAATCAGCAGCGATGGCGGGCCGATAACGCCTGCCTACTCAACTAAGCCGATTTATGTAAGTGCAAGCCAATCTCCCCGCCAATCAGGGGTAGGATATTTT